ACCAGTATCCATATTAGCAACGGTGTAGGCGGTTTTATATTCCCTTAACCAACATTCGTAAACTTTAATGGTCTTCTTAAGCGTGTCGAAGTTGTCAGATAGGGAAATACGATTCAAGTTATCTGGGAAGTCATACTGATGTCCGGGATGGTCACTAAGAGGCCCAATTAAGGCATCAACTAGACCATACATCTGCTCAATCTCTTCCTTCTTTTCCGGATACATACGAACAAGCTTAGACTTAGCAAACATCTTGGTCTTAACAATGTATTCACAGTCAGTAAGATCCTGATTTGAGTGAGGAGCAAGGTAAGCATCCTTCCAGCCAAGTCTTTCCACTATGATAGAACCAAGCAAGTCCTTCTCATACGATACATAGACATTATAAAGACCACGACCGGGTACTACAGTGTCAAGGAATACATTACTTTCCACCTGATTGAAGTTATTACGGTCAGTGATATTCTTAATCACCGTGGTAAGGATGGAAGCGGTTCTACTATCACCTTCTTCAATTGGGAATAGTCTAACATCAGTTCTATTCTGACGCTGGAAGCCGGTAATAAGGTCAACTTTAGGAGCGATCTCGTTAATAGTTAGAGCGGCACGACCCTCTGCTTCAAGACTGGACTTATCACCTTTGTCCCACTGTTCTCCGTGATAGAAACGATATGATTCTTCTCCCTGAACTCGGCTATCCTTCTCAAATGATTCTACTTCTTTGTATAGATCTTGGATATAGCTTACCACTTCCGCATCAGTCTTATCTAGTTCGGTGTCTTCAACCTCACCTACGGGTAGTTCATCTACTTCGTGGGAGTGAATGGTTGCTCCAGAAGGAAGTAATTCAATCTCTCCAAGCATTGGATCAAAAGAAACTGGGTGAGTGTGGCCGTCAGGGCCAACAGAGGTAAAACCTTCAACCCGAGGAATAGGCTGTCCTTCTTGAGTGGTAGCAATAGGCTCCTGCTCAGAGAAGGTCACCAGATGGCGATGCTTCTTTCCAGTAGATGTGTCGATGGTTTGTAGGATCATAGTCTTATTTTACACTCTTATTTATAATCTCAAGTGGAAAGTGATGTGATGTGGTGTGACGCATACTGTTATTTATATAAGTTAGGTAGTAGGTGGGACATCTATTATATCTGCCGCTACCGGTATTTCAATCTCAATACGGGAATTAGCCTTATTCACTAAATCGCCAACGGTGGCAGTTACCGATACATTTTCCGTGCTATCTCCACTTAGAAGACGACTTTTCTCAAGCATCAAGGCACTGGCGAAGGTAATATCTCTTAGTGATGCCTTCTGTATCTTCTCATCAGTAAGACCTTTTGAGAGTATATCAATGGACTTCTCTAAGAACATAGTGGAAAGTGCTCTATCTAAGGCTTCCTTCTGTGGTTTACTAAGCTTATTGTAGTCAATCTTATCATTAACGATCTCAATACCAGCGGATAATAGGTCAGAAGTGGTAAGTTTAGCAACAGTTCCACTCTTAGTACCCAACTTTATCCCTTTAAGTAGGTCAACTTTGCTTCTTTCAAGGTCAATAAGCTTCTGTAAGTGCTGTTCCATCGGAGATCCAATGGCACTCTTTGCCTGAGAAGCTAATTCAGATACGGTTAATGGTCTTGGCTGTTCTTCGTTCATTGTCTCATCCATCCTTTTGATTGACTTGGGGTTTCTTCCGCCCATATATCAACCTGTTTACGCATTTTAAGGTCTATGGTACCACTTTTAGAGATGTCCTGTATCGCCATTGTAAGAATAAGGGCATCAGCATAGTCAGGAGAGCCACCCATACGCTTTCTGATACTATCCTTACCCTCTACCGTTACCTTTCCTAGACCACCACCCTTATCGGTGCTGTAAGAAATACTGGATAGTTGTTCTATCAATGCTTCGTGGTTAGGTAGAGAAATATCACCGTGTTCAAACAACATTCTTGCTCTCCACCATAGTTCGGCTCTTAGATTTCTAAACTGTTGACTGGAAGAAGAGTTAGATACCACTACTGGAACCACCCTACCGGTATATATACTCTTACGAAGCACATCAGTAACGGCACAACCAACTCCAATATGATCTACACAGATAAACTGAGACCCGCCAATACGGTTGGAAAACTTAATAAGCTCATCAACCACGCTAAAGGAATCGGATTCGTTTATCTTAAGAATTTCCTTAACTTGTTTACCCTTACGAGCGATGGCAATGGTACTATCTCCACCGGTACGAGCCACATCAACGCCAATGACGGTAACAGGCTCCCCATGTTGCCCCACTTCCCTGTCTATGGCATTATGAACCCAAACAAACGGTATGAGACTATTATCATTGCCAGTGGGAGGCTCTCCTAATACCGCTACTCTATAGTTGTTGGTATCCTTACCCCCATACTTCTGCTCCAAGATCTTCAGATACTCCTTAGATACAAGTTCAGACTCCTCAGAGTTCCATTGGAGCCTTGACCAGTGTTCCTTTTCTGAGGGATGAAAATGAGTATTATAAGCATACCCGTTGTTTCTGTTTGGATTGAAGCAAATCAAGCAGATGTTATTACGACCAGCAAGGGTATTCTCCAAAGGAACGAACACCTCATTACTAATTGCCGCCGCTTCATCAACGAGGATTAGCAGATTATCGGAGTGTAGACCAGATAAGGTTCCCATTAGTTTACCCACATCAGCATTACGGGGACTAACTCTACAGAAGGCTACCCAGTTCTTACTAGGCTTATCCCCTTCCATATAACTTACCGTATCCGCTCCAACTACAAGTTTGTCTCTCAGAGGAGATTTGAAATAGTAGGAACCATCTGGCTTTCTCTTATTGTACCAAAGGTGTATCTCAGACCATAGAATCTGCTTTAAGGTGTCTTCAGTAGGGCCGATACAACAGATCTTTGCGTTCTCCTGAGTGGAAATAAACCAAAGAATTAACCAACTACTACAGCCAGTCTTACCTGTTCCCTTACCAGATATGATGGAGATACCAAGCTTATTGGCAAAGACTCTAATGTAGCGAGGGAGGTCTAGGTGCTTACCTTCTGATAGACGGTCTCTAAACAGCTTCTTACAGAAGGAGAGAGCACCAATGGTTCTAAGTAGCTCCTTCTGCTGTTTGGTAGGTTTAAGCGCATCAAGGCTTGGGTCATCTTCATCCATACCAAGGGCATTGTTAGCGAAGAACAATGGGTCTACCGACATTCTACGAATGATGCGCTCTTCCTCTGTGCCAGCACTCTGTGCCCAAGCAAAAGAGATCTTCTCCACCTGATCGAGCATCAATGTATCAAAGTCACTTGGCACTGCTTAACGCTTGTTGCCGGGGATCTGTGGAGCTTTAACTTCTTTCTTTTTCTCGTTACGATACTGAAGCAACATTGAAGCGAAGATGTCTTTCATTTCAGTGGTAATGTTCAGTGAGTATTTACCACAGACTAGCCAAAGCACTTCCTCGTCATTAAGAACTGGGGCATACCTTTCAATCTCTTCAATCAGTTGTTTGGGAGAGGGTATAATCATTACTGTATCTCCGTAATCTTAGTAGACTTGGTATCCTGTGGAACCTCTTCGTGATTAACCACTGTAACAAGATTCTTCAACCCATCACTAATCCTCAGGTCAAACGGAATATTATTGGATTTCATTATATTAGCAACCAGCACTCCAAGAGCGATTATGTTCTCATTTGGAATGACTAGCTGTAAATGACCCTGCTTGTTTGAGAAGGTGATAACAAATGGTTGTTCCTTGGGGTCTGGAGGCTTGGCAATGGAGATAAGATGATCCTTATCCTCCTGCGTCATTACAATTGCTTTCGTTGTCTCCGGTACTGCTCCGGGAACGGTGTTTGTATCTTCTTCTTTGAACGCCATAGTGTTTCCTCCTTAAAGGTAATATGGTTGTTATGATTATACTGTTATTTATATCTTTTCAATGATAGTCTTGACTTTCTGTTTGGTAACCTTGTCCATCTTCTTACTGAGATTGTTCTTCAGGATGGCAACGCTGGTATCAGGTAGTTGTGCTTTTGCTTCTTCAATACCCTTAACCACTTCCTCAAATGATTCGTGAGCCTTATCTGCCGCCGCTTGAGCAATGGCTTCCACTGATCTCCTGAACCTACCAAACAGGAACATCATTATCTTAACGCCTAGAGTTGGGAATAGGTAGGTAAGAGCAATAAGAGCCACACAGAACCCAACGAGCCACTTGAAGCAGGTAAGTAGGAAGTCTTGCCACCAGCTTGATATGGTCTCTTTTGGTACGATCATCTGAACCACTTCATTACAGGAGGGACAGGTAAGGGTAAAGGTGTCCTGTTTAGCGTCTCTAACCTCTTCAAGACGCTCTTTGGGTACCACAACGGTTGGAACAGAGCTTATTATCGGCTTCCACATATCAGATAAGCTAAAACACCCCGCCAGTAGGAACATTAAAGCAAGAGAGATGATGATTAATGTGGCTTTCATAAGGGTAATCCTAGTTCGAAGTTAGTGGTAGGTATGCTGAAGCGTCCAATATACTCATTACGGACAAACTTACGACCCATATTTACAATTGTCTCACAAGTTAAGAAGGTTTCCATAAACAATGCGGATCCTCTACTGGAGTATTTATATAACGGGACGAAATTAAAGGCATCTTCCCACTTTTTCTTATGTTGTTCCTTCCGTTTAGATAGATTAGTGGTAAAACCGAAGTAAACTGAATTGGCAAACTCAAGCCGATACACGAAATACTCCTTAACTACCTTCTTTTTAGCTTTCTTTTTCATTTGGTAAAATAGTTTGTCAAGGGATTTATGGTTTCACTCTATAGTCAAAGTAAAACTTTCCAATCTTAAACTTGTTCTGTTTCCGCTGGGTTTCGTTGCAGTAAGTATTGTGATTGGTGAGGAAAAGGAAAATCTTTCCTATTCTGAAGATGATTGGTTTCATTCTGACTCCCTTACTATTACCCAATCATTCGCCATTATGTCCTTAACTGAGGGTACCCACATATCAAAGAACACCTCATCTTTGGTTATGGTAAAGAATGGACTGGTTACGGTGTAGTTAGCGGGAGGTATTAGGTGGCATCTCACATTTAGATTCTTCCCATTCCATCCAATTCGAGACAGTTTGTGCCCACCTTTGAGCATTGTTAGAGCAACGGAGAAGTCCATCTGAGTCATTTACCAACCTCCGTGATGATCATACCGGTGTTCTTACCAAGCAGATGCCTTTTTAGTTGTGCCTTGCTCATTCTTTCTTTAATCTCATCAGAATAAGTATATCCTTTATTCTTTGCTGGTTTACCTACCTGTGCTTTTGATATATTATCTCTATGCTCATTTGAAAATGGTTTACCCTTTTTTGATAAACTTATCTTTAGACGAGTCTCAATAGACCGTGGCCTTCCACTTAATGTTTTTCTTATCTTATCTTTAGTCTCAGTAGTTTGTTTCTTACCAGTATTTGCTTCACTCATCTTCTTCTTTGTTTCTTCACTATGCTTACCGTTACTACCACCTTCCTTACAGTTATACCCGTTAGAGATACAGTCAAAGTGCTTGATGTAAAATGTCTCAGCAGTGTCTAGGTTATGTTTATCAGATGCCCATAACAGCATCTCAACCTTAACCTTATCCCACCCATATTTAGTTATGGCGTTGAATAGCTTTGGCTGACTTTTACATTCTAGTCTACGATAGTTAAAGTGACGATCTTTTATGTCAGTGCTTTGCCCAACATAGGACTTACCACTTGGAAACACTAGTCTATAAACTCCTGAGTTTCTCATTTTAGAAGCGAGTCCATCTTACGAGCCAGACGGTTAACATCTTCAAGGTGGAAGGTAGCGGTTACCAATACATCACCGTTGATCTTGGTATCTGTGGGCTGACGCTGAAGAATGGCAAGCATTATCCTTACTTCTGCCAGCATTAGACCATAAGCCTTAGTCATATCAAAATCTGTTTCCATTACTTAACCTCCGTTTTAGTTGTTTGTTCCAGTTCTACCTGCTTCTTCATTATGTCATAAGCAACCGCTAGTCTAACTATTCCCAGCCAGTTAGGGAATCGTTCTTCACAGAGCTTAATGGCAGTCTTATAATCAGTATGGAAGGTAACTGCCCCCTCAATAGATATGGTTACCACCGCCTCATTATAGTCTGAGATGGTTAATTTAGGAGCAACATCACTCTTAAGATAAAGTGTCTGAGCCATTATTCTTCTCTCCTTAACTGGTTAATATTTAGACTTGTCTCAAGGTCAGTATCCATACAGTCTTCTATGATTAATTCAATCAATTCAGCCTGCATACTTTCAGTAACAACCAAATTCTTCCAGTTGTTTCTAAATCTTGGTAGGTTGATATCAAATCCATCAAGTCTTAGTCCACCGATTACACCACTACTAAGGAATATGCTTTCCAAATTTGACTTTGTAAGTATCTCCCTACTAGTTTTTGATTTTCTAGTATTACTAAACTCATCGTTTAGAATCTCAAGTAGCCTAGTTTTATTTGTAATCATTATTCTTCTCTCCTTAACTGGTTAAACTCTCTGCTAACTATTTCGCTAATACCACGCTTATGTGCTTTATTAGAGACTCGTTCCCACTTAGATCTCTTCTTATTATTACGAGAGGAACGACTACCCCTCGCTTCTGCTTTGCTTATCATCTTACTGACCTTTAACAATCTTTTCCACTGATTCAACACAGTCCCATAGTCCAATAACTGCCAATACAAAAATAAAGCAGATACAAATAACAACCATCAGTGATAGCAGTGTTAAGGGATCAGTGCTAAGGGTCATCTTCCCCAGATACATAAGAGCGACTACCATTGTTGCCGCACACAGGGGAACTCCAAGGAACAGTTTTAAGTATCTGTTTACCGTGGTTACTATTTGTTTCAGTCTTTCTACTTTGGTCATTGGAGTGTCCTCGTTGGGTTCCGTAAGAGCTATTCTATACTGTATTTATAAGATGCAAGTCCTAAGCGTATTCTGGTTCCTCATCGTCATCACTTACTACGGGATCGTCTTGTAGATTAGATACGGTGTTAATCCAACTCTGACATACTCCAATACGCTCAAAGATGCTACCAGAACCAAGCACATAGTGTTGGGTACCGTTATCACCGGGCTCACTATAACAAGCTACTATCTGAACAGAGGAGAAATGAGGAGCATAGTTGGTAAGCATCTCCTGTAACATCTTCATCCTGTCCTCACTAGTTGGAAGGAAGTTATTAGGTACCCCATCAGGTATAACGGTATCGCTCATTGACGGTATTTATAAAGGCAGGAGAACTTATTATACCCTATCATTAGTATTATCGAGACCCTCGTTGGGTGTTAATACGGTAAGTAACACTTTGTGCCCCGATTATGTAAAAAATACAAATAGTATGGGAGTTAGTCAAGAAGGCTGGCAGGCTGTCTAACCGGAACGGGGGTGGGGATCCCCCCCATACCTTGGCACATCGTGTCGTCTACCCTGTCAAGTAGAAGATCTTCATACCTGCTATGGAGTTCCAGGGTTGCTGTCAAGAGACCCAACGAGTGTCCTGTCAAGTATCACGGTGTGCCCAGTGTGCTGTTATGTGATTGGATGCCTGACCGTATAGGCGTAAAAAAACCCTGAAGCCACTATGGACTATCAGGGTCTTC